CAAAGCTGTTTTGTTAAAATGAATGGGCGTGACAGATTGGCGTGGCGTAACCGTATGATAAAAAAATTCGGACCAGCGAAAATATAAAAATCCTACAGCTGAAATATTAAAATGCAGTGCCGGGAAAGGTTTTGGACCAAAAATGGACCCAAAAAGCAAAATTCCAAAAATTCGAGGTAACATATTGATACACCCAAAAAACCAGCACAAAAACACGCCAAAAACCAGCAAAAAAACGCAAGCAAAGCAAACCCAAAACAAGGCCAAAAAACACGCGAAAACAGGCCAAATTTTAGCAAGCTCGCGCGGATCCGTACGCAAGCAAGACGAGCTACGCAAAAACAGCGCGTTAAATCCTAGTACCTGGGACTATATGCCACCAAAAAAAGCGTATTTTATCGACGGGCGGCGTTTATATCGCCGGCGGGAATTCATGCGTAAAAACGGCGTTTTATGGCTATTTTACGGAATACGTACGGTTATGCTGTTTTTTATAGTGTTAAATTTTGCGAATGCGGCGCGATCTACCAGCGCGGCGGGTCTATATATGCATAAAAAAAACCCGGCATAAACCGGGTCTTTTTTGCTATTCTTTAAGCGGGTATTTTTTGTTTACGTACCAAAACAGCGCCGCAAAATAGGCAATGTAGAAAAGCCATTTTAGCTCTATTAGATACAATACTATTTTCATTTAATGAATTGGAATCAATATTTTAACGTCTTTAAATCGCTCTATATTGCCGCAAGCGTGGGGGTTTTCTTTAATAAGCGTACATTCGCCGCATTTACCCGGGCAAATAAACGTTTTGCGGCTGTTTACTTGCTGTTTTATATCGCGGCGCTGTGCTGGTGTAAGTTTGTTTTCTTGCCAAGCCTTCAAAGTTTTTTTTGTAGTATTGACCGCTATGAATTCGCCGCGTGTTATACTCATGTTTTTAACATAGTCAAATACCGGGCCGTTTTGATACATTCCGCCGCTGGATAAGTTCAAAGCGTAGTTTGTTGGCCATTGGTAGCCTGTTTCGTCTAATTCTTTGAATAGATGTAGGCTTTTGCTGTATCCATATGCTTTTAATTGCGGAAACTTTTTTAACGTATTCATCCAAAAGCGCAAGCCTTGGACGCTTGCGAAATCCCCATCAACGTACAACCTAAACGGTACATTTTGACCGCGAAATTTGCGCGTATTCAAGAGCTTTTTTAGTTCTTCGTGAATTAGTCCGCGGTAAGCTGGTGAGCGCTCAATTAATGTATTTTGTAGCTGCCTAAAAAGCGGGGGGGCATTGCGCCAAGCTTTTAGACTGTAACAAAACCCTTTTGCAGCTAGCCAGCATTCCAGCGCGCCGGGACAATTGAAGCCGGGAAGCGTACTCCAGCTTAAAAAGGGTAATTTTGCATTTTTAAATGTGAACATCGAAAACGGCGTAACTATCGCGTCTTTTATTGGTGCTTTTAACCAGTCCAATATTTTTACCGCTCCAGCTTCCCAAGCCGGTTTATTTATGTCATAAGCGCGGGCAATAATGTTCAATAGTGGCTGTAATAGCGCCGCGGGTTTGAAGTTATCGCGGGCCATTGTTGTTAATTGTGCGGTGATAAAAGCGCGGTTCATGGTTTGTTTTGTTGTCTTCTGGTTTTTCATGTCTATCCTTTTTTATTTAATTGGTTTAATTGCGTTCTTAAATGCTCATTTTCTTCTTCTAATTCCTTTGCAGCGTCCGCAGCTTTTGCCATGTCTTTTAGTACATCGTAAACACCTATAGATGGTATTTGACCGTTTACGTTTTCACGGTTAAAACTCACTTTTGAGTGCATGTCTATTATTGCGGCTATCCATTTAAGAACTGTGCGCCATTGCGGCGCTGGCATCTGTATTGTTTTCATGTCTATCCTTTTGCGGCCTTGGCCGCGGTTGTTTGTTGCTTAAATGTATAGTATTGTTGCTTATTTGTCAACACCTAAAACAACGATTACACGGCGCCGACTAAATCAAAAAGAAATGAAACGGCGAACCCGGTCCGCTTGCAATGATTTGCAACCACTTGCAACCGGTTAATATTTTCACGTCGAGCGGGGTGTGGTTAAACTATCCACCGTCTAATATTGATACACTTTTTTTGCGGTACACTAAGGCCAGCGCAACCCATTCGTGCTAGTGTCTCATAAATTTTTTTTTAGCCTTTTTTGTCAACACTTGCTGTGTGTATTTTCTGTAGCTTGTATGGACAAACAATGGCATAACTTATCAGATGGCGATGCCGACATACTATCAGATGCTATAGTTCAGAGCGAAGAATACGCCGCCAAACTTGCAGTTTTTCGCAGTGGCCTAATCCCGCCAGAGGATCGCTGGTTACAGATCAGCGCTCACGACATTTATGACAAACTTAGTGAACGTGAGTTAGCTGTATTTGAGCTACGCACACTGCAACATACATTCCCGGTAATTGCAGACGCTCTGGAGATCAGCGTATCTAGTGCCAAAACATACTGGCGACGCTGCCTTGCTAAATGCAATAAGGCGTTTATGTCAACTAACGATGGTAATAATGATGGGTGTTAAATACGATATAGATGGAGAAAAGGTTCGCATGCTTGCGAGCTTTGGTTGCTCCTACAACGACATTGGTAAATACTACCAGTGCAGCGAAAGCGTAATTCGCAAGCGATTCCGCGCAGAATACGAAGGCGGAAGAGAAGAACTCAAGCTTTCTTTGAGAAAAAATTTAATAAAAATGAGCCTTGAGGACCAAAACACCAGTGCGAGCATCTTCCTCGCTAAAAATTTTCTTGGCATGAGCGACAAGACCGCAGTAGACCTAACTGGAAACATCGAAAGCGTACTCAAGGAGTGCGGCTTTGAGGAGAATCCAATTGATCAAGCAGATAATCAACAGAGAGAAGCTCTGGCAGCTCTTGGGGTATCACCCGACACCACACCAACGGCGAATACATAGTAGTAAAAAGAGATTTCGCGTTTGCAATCTTGGTAGACGTAGTGGCAAATCGTATTTAGCGGCCCATGAAATCATACCGTGGCTTTTAACACCTAACACGCGTGGCTGGATCGTAGCTCCTAGTTACAACCTAGCTCAAAAAGTAGCTAGAGAGGTCAAGCGAATTGTTATTCGTGAACTAAAACTACCCTTAGAAAGCAAAAAAGAAGTCAATGGCGACTTATACTTTATGCGCCTATCCGGTCTAAACTCAGAATTAGCAGTAAAATCTGCGGATTCACCTGAGAGTTTGATCGGTGAAGGTATTTGACCCGGAAGGGTCACTTTTAAAATATCGATTACTTAGTTATAGATGAGATGGCATTAATCAGCCGTCAGACATATGAAATGTTTTTAAGACCTACCCTAGCAGATAGGCAAGGCTGGGCGTTATTCTGCTCTACTCCCAGATCCTACAATTATTTTTATAAACTATACGAAATGGGGCAAAGCAAAAAGTACCCAGATTGGGAAAGCTGGCAAGTACCGAGCTGGGAGTCGCCATTTTTTAAAGATGACATTGAACAACTAAAAAGGACATTAACTCGTGAAACATTTCTACAAGAAATCGGAGCTGAATTTGTCTCATTTGCGGGATCTGTATTCAACTTCGATCGCTTTACCCAAGTTAAAAAAAGACTCAAGTACAACCCTGAGCTACCTACCTATGTGGGAATTGATCCGGGTTACAGGACATCCTGTGCAGTGGTACTCCAGTGTAAAAACTACCCCGACAGGCTATCAGATCTGTACCAGATAGACGAAATATTCTTAGAAAACAGTAAAACGGAAGATCTGGCTAAACTGATTAAAGGATTGCCATATCCAATAACTGCGTATTTTGGCGACCCAGCGGGATTGGGTTCAAACTTGCAAACCGGAATCAGTGATTACCAAGTTTTTGCACGTCAATACGGAATACGAGTTCGTTGTAGAAAGGACAAGCAGAGCCGTGATGTGGTCAATCGAATTAGTCATATGCGACGCTGGTTTGAAGATGCCAATGGCGACACACATTTTTTTGTAGCTGAACGTTGCAAAAAATCGATCAGTAGTTATGAAAACTATCGCTATCCGACACACAAGGAAGACCAGCAACTACGCGAAGTCCCACTTAAAGATGGAATCAATGATCACATAAACGATTGCTTGGGTTTCATCCTTGTAAACTTATTTCCTATTAAAAGTAGAACAGCTGGCATAATCGAGTGGTAATATTACAAAGTCTATCTGAAAACGCAATTCAAGAGTCTCTCAAAGAGCATTTAGGTTATATTGAAGATGAGCGCACAAAAGAGCGCGACTTTATGCTTGATTTTTACGAAGGTATAAACATCGACCACTATGTTGGGGATTATTTTAGTCGAGAAACACTCCGACAAGTCCCCATCATGCAAGGCAATATTACCAAGCGCGTAGCGTCCCTAATTGCAATGACCTACAAGCGCTCACCTCGATTACGTGTCAATGATCGCTACAAAGAATTAGTAGATCTAGCAAACTTACAGGCACAGCGACGTTTGTTAGAGCGTTTGACGTTTTTACTTGGTACAATGGCATTTCGCAGTTACTGGGATGAAAACGTTGGAAAAGTAAAATATCAAGTGCTAAGTCATTTTACTCCGCTTTTTGTAGCGGGGGATAGCCGTGATGAACCAGTTGGAGTAACGTACCCGATAGAATACCAAGGCAATGCACGGCTGGACACTCCAGTTCACGCGGTGTGGACCAAAGATACACCAGCTGGAGCCGGAATGCATTATTTGGTGGACCAACATGGAGAAAAAATATCTGTTAATGAGCAAGATCGCAACCCTTATGGTGTATTGCCGATTACCTTTTGCCATCGCTACCCGCCTATACGAGATTTTTACGCGGGAAGTGGTGCAATGGATGTCGTAACATGTGATTTAGCTACCTCAGTGGCCATGCATGAGCTGCAACTTTGTACACGGTATGGAGCGATGGGGATCAAGTATCTTACGAATATCGATGATGCATCTCGTGTAGAGATTGGCGTGGATAAACTGTTATATCTTCCACAAGATTCCGACCTTAGAGTTACATCGCCCGGTGGTTCGCTTACAGAAATTATCGAAAGCATACGATTTTTTGTAGAAGCCACGCTAAACAACAATCATATCCGCGCAAAATACGCCAGAAATGACTCAGGGAATGCGCCTTCGGCAGCTAGTTTGCAAATTCTGGAGCTTGAATCCACAAATAATAATATTGCAATGACCGAAGATACGTGGCGTCCTTGGGAGTCACGTAGATATGAAGTCGATCGAAGAATTTTACAAGTAGAAGCCAACGCCGACCCCGGACCTGAATACTCAGTAGACTTTTTAGAGCCAAATTACGCCGTAACCCCAGAATCAGAGATCGCATTGTGGGATTGGCGTTTAAAAAATGGTCTTGCAACCAAGAAACAGTGGTTTATGTACCACAATCCAGATTACACCGAAGATGATCTTCGTGAATTTGAAGAAATACAGGCCGAGCAAGAACCGCAACAACCAGAAAATCGTCTACTAAATAGATTGCAGAGTTAGCTATGGCCGTCATAGATGACGCCGTACAAAGCTATCTCGCATCATTAGGAGTTGCTGAAGATGAGTTTATCAAAGACATACAAGAAATGGAAGAGAGTGGTCTATCTGGAGAGGAAATACTGGCTGCTCTCGCTACGCTTAATGTTGCGACCTATCTTATTGAAGATTTGGGTATGTCTGCCGCCATCAACACCCAAATGGATTTCACGGAACAGCTTCTGGATGATCTGCCGTTTTTTGGGAATATCACCGAAAACCAACTCGTGGCTCTCCAAAATGTACAACGATCATCCATCGTCAAGTACACAGAACACTTAGGAGAGCGTATACGTCAGGAGATTATCACTGGCACGCAGCTGGGTCTAAGTGCCGATGATATAAAAGATCGATTAGCTAGATCTGTGAATGTCTCCAGAATCGATACGGTTATTGATACAGCGATGACAAATTATCAACAGCAAGTGATCTACACCATGACCGAAGAGTTCACAAACGAAACACGATGGGTGTATGAAGGTCCATTGGACAATAAAACACGCCCTGTATGTCGTGAAATACTTGCAATGCAACCCTTTACTCGTGATGAACTAGAAAGTCGATTCTCTGGTGCTTTTACAGACCGAGGAGGACCAAACTGCAGACATCTCATCGTCCCATTGTCGTCTGGAGTGGAATATAGTGAGAAGCGCGCACAGGCACGCAACGAAATCAAACAAAAGAAGCGATCTGGTAAATATAAAAAGCCAGAAACGATAAAAGAATATTATGAGCGTACTAAATCTTAAAGAGGTAATGAAGTTTACCAAATCAGACTTGCAAGAGTTTGGCAAGGATCTAGTACTTACGCATATATCACAAGCCAAAGAAGGTATTGATGCTGAAGGTAAAAAGTTTGAATCATATACACCCAGATATGAAAGATTAAAAAAAGCACGCAAAGCTGCAAAGGGTCAATTTAGCACGCAAACCAACCCACCCAACCTCACGTTAACCAACGCGATGTTTCGGTCATTTAAGTTAATTAAAACAGCGGTAACGGAAGAATTAGCCATTGATTATGGTATTACCGATCCAGTACAGGCAAAGAAGATGATTGCCAACTCAAAAGGACGTTTTGGTAGACCTACAAAGCGTAGCAGAGTCACGATTAGAAAAGACCAAGCCAGAGTCATAGCAAAGCGACAAAAACTAGGACCAAAAGTAGAAAAAGCTATCCTGTTCAACTTTGCAAACAATATCAAAAAAAATTTAAAAAGACTTACAAACCGACCAACGATCATACGAATGTAAACAAGGAGGACAGATGTCCGAAGACGCAACCAAACAGGAAGCGCCGCAGCCAGCGGAAGGTGTTGAACGACCACCTATAGAAAAAGCCGTCGCTCAAGAGGTGGCTCCTAAAAGCCAAGAACCAGTTGAACAGCAAAGCTCTGAAGTGAATCAACTGATCGCAGATGCGAAAAAGTACAGAAAGAGAAGTCAGAGCGTAGAAGCAGAACTTGCTCAGTTGCAAAAACAGATTGCTAGTGATCGTGAAAAGCAAATGGAAGAGCAACAGCAATGGCAGCAACTCGCTGAAGAACGTCAAGCACGGATTCAAGAGTTAGAGCCAATTGTTGAGCGAGCCAGATCTGAGGAAACGCAAATGCGTGAACAGATCCTCTCTACGTTCAGCGAAGAAGATCGCGAAACGTTTGGTGATCTACCGATGCCAAAGTTGCGCGCTCTTGCAAATAGACTAACCAATAATGAACAACGTTTGGCTGTTGCATCTAACCCGGCAGTTCCAGCAGATGGATATCTGAAAGATTGGACCAAGATGAATAAAGAGGATCGCCAAAAAAACTGGACTTCCATTGTGAATATGTACGCCAAGCGCAAAAAATAAAAGGAGCCTAAAATGGCTTATACAGCTTTTGCTGGTGACGCTACACAAGGTGCTGGTTCACATTTAGATAAAATGATACCAGAGCTTTGGTCGGAAGCAATCATGCGCTATTTTGATAAACAGCTAGTTATGCGCCCATTTTTTGACGACTACTCAAGTCTTGTGCAAGGTAAAGGGGATGTAATCCACCTTCCATCGATACAAGAAGTAGCTGTTGGAAATAAAACCGCTAACGAAGGTGTTACTTATAGCGTAAACACAGAAACAGAGATTCAAATCTCAATTAATAAACACAAATTTTCCGCCAAACTTTTTGAGGATATAGCAATGATCCAATCCAACGAACAGCTATTTGATAAGTATGCTGCTTCTATGGCTTACGGTCTTGCTAAAGCGGTCGATAGTGACATTATTACTGAGTTGAATTCTTTAGGTACAACCCAGAATCTATCTGCGGATAACACACTTTCTAACGCAGATGTCGAAACTGCATTAGGAACATTAATGGCAAATGACATTCCAAAAGAAGAATGTGCTTTTTTTGTGAATCCATTGATGTATGCTGATTTACTCAACTCACGATCATTTGTTGTGGGTGGTGGTAATGTCGGTGGTGCTGGTGCAACTGGAGTCGGATTTGGTGGAGATTTATCTGGTAATTTTCCAAGTTTATTTGGAATACCAGTATTTCAAACCTCATTGATTTCTAGTTCAACATCATCTGGCGCGCATGCTGGTTACCTTGCTCATAAGAGCAGTGTAGCTGTAGCAGTGCAGCAAGACATTAGAATGCAGAGTGAATATTCTGTTGATTACTTAGGCACTAAGGTAGTTGCCGACGTGATCTACGGAGTGAAAGTAACTACTGCGAATCAAGTGAAAGGAATTGAGTTACTCAATCCATAAGCGATAACAATCAACAGGCGGTGGCTTTGTCATCGCCTGTTGTATTAAGTAGAGGACATTATGATCGTATTAAAAAAAGAAAATCATTACTGCAACACCCTATCCAGAGATGAAGCGCAGAAGCTTGTGAATGAGGGGTATGAGGTAATCAAAAACAAATTTGGCGGTCCAAAGATCGTAAAGCAACAGCCAAAGAAAAAAGCGACAAAGAAGAAAAAATAATTCGTACGTCAGGCTCGTTCACGGTTCGCCACAACCTTAGAGATTAGGAGAACAAATGGCAACATCAAACCTTCATAGGTATACCTCGCAAGAAGCCTTAAACCGACTCGGTGGCGGCGGATATGATTATGTTACCAACGCAACAGTAAATACTCACACCTACGTTGCAATTCAAGCTTTATCAACAGATTGTGTTATTAGCGCAACCTCATCGGATACAGACATTTGGGATACGTTATCCAGTATTACAATAAAAGCCGGGCAAACCATTTTTGGTGAGTGGACATCGGTAACAGTGGCCAGTGGCGACTTTGCTTTGGTTTACAGGAAAAATAGTTAGGAGATATTATGGCAGATTTACATAAACGGTCGGTACAGGAAGCATTAAACGCCACCGTAGGGGGTGGTTGGAGCGTACAGACCGCGTTAACAGCGGGATCAGAAGCAAATGTGGCCAACACGGTGCATAAGCAGCTAGCAACGATGACTAGCACTATAGGCGTGCGTTCTGCCGTAGAAATCTATTTTAGTTTTTCAACCAGTGAAACAGATATAAATAAAAGCAATGATCTGATTATTCCAAAAAATACAATGATTTATTTAACCGTACCTCGTGGCCTTGGCAATACAGTTTACTTTTCAGTATTGAGTACAAGCACCACTACTGGTGCAGTACGATTGGTGGAGATTTAAGATGTTTAGTCCAATGGGGCAAACCAATCCCGAAGACTTTGGTAATGGCGGTACAATTGACGGAGATTTAATAGTAAGTGGTGACCTTCAAGTATCTGGTGGAGGGTCATTGAGCTTCGATGAAATAATAGAAGGTACATCGCAAGTAAAAGTAACAAATACATCTGCTTTTTTAGTAGAGAAGGCCGATGGAACTGATGTATTTATAGTAGATACCACAAATTCTAGGGTAGGTATTGGAACAAGTCCTTCAGCCAAATTACATACAACAGGAACTATTTTGATTGACGAGTCAGGTGGAACTTCAAACTCTGCTGTGTTAAGGTTAGAAGCAAACAGAGGAAGTTCTGGGCAAGATTCTGGAGAAATAAGATTTTATAATCAAGGTGGAAGTGACCATGATTATGCTCGAATTGTAGGTGTAAGAGGTGGGGCTAATGAATCTGGTTCCTTGCAATTTAGAACAAGTGAAGCTAGTACAGAAGTTACTGGAATGACTATTTCCTCAACTGGAGATGTACAACTTCAAGAAAGATTAACATTTAGTGGCACAAATGATTCAATAATAGCATCATCAATTACGCCTCACAGCAATGGATTTATTTATATAACTGGTGGAAGTGGTGGTTTAGTTATCGGAGATGATGCCACATCAAGTAGAATCCAGATAATGAATGATGCTGAAATTAAGTTTGAAGTTAATGGCTCTGAAAAAATGAGACTTGATGCCAACTCCAGAATTTCAATTTCTAATAATGATGCTGGTGGTACAACAGGAACAGATAGCACAAGTGGGAACACACTTTTCGGATATTTAGCTGGTAGTAGTATTCAAGATACTGGTATAGATAATACTTATATAGGGCATAAAGCTGGAGCAAGTACCACAACAGGAGACAATAATACCGCAATCGGAGCAAGAGCGTTAACTAATATAACTACTGCTGGTCAATCGGTCGCAATTGGTGAGCAATCTGGATATAGTGTAACAGACCATGGAAATAATATTTTTATAGGTTGTCAGGCAGGATACTTCCAAAAAGGAGAATCAAATGTATTTATAGGTAAAGATGCTGGTTTAGGTGCAGTTGGTTCTAATAATGATGGTACAGTTGCTATTGGTTATCAATCTTTATATACATTGACTTCTAGTGAATTTAATACAGCAGTAGGCTATCAGACTTTAAAAAATGCAACAGGACAAAGAAATTCAGTTCTTGGTTATCAGGCATTATTTAGCACAACTGTTGCTGGTAATTCAGTTGCAGTAGGTAGACAGGCTGGATATAGTGTAACTGATCATGGAAACAATGTTTTTATAGGAGATATTGCTGGATACCATCAAACAGGAGAATCAAACGTCTTTATAGGAAAGGATGCTGGTTTAGGTGCAAGTGGTGCTGATGGTGATAACAATACAGCCATTGGAAAATCTGCTGGTGCAAGTTTAACATCAGGATCAAACAATACTATCGTTGGTAGATTAACAGCTGATGCCCTCACCACAGGTAGCAGTAATATCGTAATAGGAGATTCAGCGTTAGGTACAGCAACAACAGCGACTTTAAATGTAGCAATAGGTGGGGACTGTATGTCTCTTGTTCCAGCAAGTGTCGCAATTCAAGATGTAATTGCAATAGGTCAAAATGCTTTTAAAGGTGCAAGTGGTACAACAGATGGAGCAAATGGAACTGTTGCAATAGGTAGAGATTCTCTCAAAGCATTGACTTCTGGTGCTTCAAATGTAGCAGTAGGTTATCAATCTGCTAAAAACCTCACTACAGGAGCATCAAATGTTAGTATTGGTTATCAAGCAATGGCTAATTCACATCTTGGTTGTGATAAAAATGTTATAATAGGTAGAGGTGCTTTTTTCAATGGTGAGGTAGATGAATCAGTATTTATTGGATTTAATGCTGGTGGAGATGGAACTACAACAACAGGAGCAAACGGAAGTGTAGGAATTGGTAAAAGCTCATTGAATAACTTGACATCTGGTGGTGGTAATACAGCTTTAGGTTTTGAAGCATTAAAAACTATTAGTACTGGGGCAACAAGTACAGCAGTAGGTTATGAAGCACTAGAACTTGCTACAGGAAGTGGCAATACAGCTATAGGTTATGAAGCTGGAAATGTTATATCAACAGGTGCTGAAAACACAATTTTAGGTGGGTTTTCTAATCCAAGTGCATTTAACGCTACAAATGAAACTGTTGTAGGAGGTGGAACAACAGGACAAGGTAGTAATACTGTAACACTTGGTAATTCTTCTGTAACTGCTGTTTATATGGCACAAGATAGTGGAGCTACAGTTTATTGTTCTGGAGTAAACTTTCCAGATAGTCAATCTGCAAGTTCAGATGCAAATACTCTGGATGACTACGAAGAAGGAGAGTACACAGTAGGATTGACACCAAGTGCAAGTGGAGGAATTACAGTTAATTCGGGTCAAAATAAAGGAAGTTACACTAAAATAGGAAATTTAGTTCATGTCAATTGTAAAATAGATGTTGAAGCAGTAAGCAGTCCTGTTGGATGGCTTGCTATTGGTTTACCTTTTACTATTGGCGATGGAACACATGAATCTAAAAGATTTACAGGTTCAGTTCAAATTTTTCCAGTAAATACAGGAACAAATGTAGCCGATTTTGTTTTAATTGCAATTGAGGGTGAGACTCATGTAAGAGTTTATTTAGGAGATACAAACACTATAGTAGCTGATGCCAGCGAGACTTTGCAGGCTGGAACAGATATATACTTAGGGGTAACATATCAGGTTTAATTGGATAAATTAAAAAGGAAAAATAATATGAGCAATCTTAGTAAAGTAGAAAAAGATGATTATGAAATTCGTACAGAGTGGAAACACATTCAGATTCGCACGAAAACATCTATTATGGAAGATGGTGCAGAAATCTCATACAAGTATCATAGAAAAGTATTGACGCCAGATATGGATGTATCTGGAGAGTCAGCAGAAATACAGGCTTTGGCTGGTGCTTTATGGACAGATGACATAAAAAAAGCATGGGCAGATAAACAAGCTAAAGGAGTTTAACAAACAAGGAGTCAAAAATGGCCAAAAAAGAAAAACAAAATGGACCGATCTTGACACTCAACGATAAAGAGTATGATGTGAACAAAGATCTAAATGATGAACAAAAGCAGATTTATCTGCATCTTAAAAACATAGATGATAAGATCAATCAGAATAACTTTATTCAACAGCAGTTGATGGTTAGCAAGGATGGTTTTGTTCGCATGATGGAAGAAAGTCTTGCAAAAGAAGAGGCTGAAGCAGAATAATGCTAGTACGTCGATGCTCTCAAGGCAATGATATTGCGCTTTATAAAAATACAAAACCAGGTATGTTAAAAACCGTGCAGCTGAAGAATAAAGATATGATTCAATTTACATACCCAAGTCCGGCGAAAGATTACTTTGTACTGATTGATGGAAAAATTGTAAAGCGCAGTGACAGTTTTAAAGTGTGTGAAGAATATTACGTGGATTATTGTAAAAAAAACTGCGGTCAGAGTCATGGGCGCATCGACATTGTAAAACACAAACTAGTATATAATCAAGTGACACTAAGATGAATAATCCACTAGCAACATTAGTATCATGGCAAACCAGAACAAGTCAATTAGATGGCTGGACCGCATATCATCTTGCAGCTGGTGCTTTCCTTGCAAAAATATTTATGTGGCTAGGTTGGTCAGATTTTTGGGTGGTAATGGGAGTATTTATTATTGGTATAACTTGGGAAATATTTGAATGGTTTATTGAGGGTGACGAAGAAACATATGGGACCAAAAAAGCGTGGGCCTATAACACTGCATCTGATTTAATTGTAGAAACTGCAATTGCATGGTGGATGGTATTATGACAGAAGTAGCTGATCTTTATTTACAGCTGGGTAGCGCTGGTTTTTTAGCAGTTTTATTTGGATTTACTTTGTACAATATCATTCAAGAAAACAAAGCACAATCCGAGGACCTAGAGGAAATTAAGCAAAGCATACACAAGATGGAGTCTGTACTGGATTCTAGTATGAATATAAACGTAAAGCTTATTGATCGCCTGAACTCTAGTGATAAAGATAGAGAAATATTCTGGCGTGATTTATCAGATGATATGGCCTATTTAAAGGGTCGCATAAATGGAAGATCATAATGGATAGTTTAAAAGTCACATCAATTAGCTTTGCAAACTATGGCGTGTATTTAGCAGAGATTAATCTACTGCTGCAATGCATTGTAGCAATTATGAGTATAATATACTTAGGACTAAAAATAAAAGGGAAAGCAAATGGACATTAAATCAATCGTAGTTGGCGAAATAACCAAGCAAGTGGAAGCTAGTATACCTCAGTTAACAAACGGCCTAGAATCGCTTGTTATAAGCAAAATACAATCTAAAGAATTTGAAAAAGAATGGGCCACAGCTATTAATTCAAAACTCAATCTACCATTAATGAACGAAGCGCAAGAGCAAGAGCTATTTGAGACGCTTGTAGATAAGGGTACAGATATATTAGCTGGTATCATGTCAAAATTATTAAAAGCTAAATGATTACGTACCGAGGAGAACGTTTTTCCGGGTACAATAAAGTTAAGCGGACACCCGGCAAACGCAAGAAATTTGCTGTACTGGCCAAACAAGGCAAGCGAGTAAAGCTCATTCGCTTTGGTGATCCAAACATGCGAATTAAAAAGTCAAGTCCAGCAAGGCGTAAATCATTTCGCGCGAGACATAAATGCGATTTACCAGCAACAAGAAAAAATAAGCTAACTGCACGATATTGGTCGTGCAAAAATTGGTGAGATTATGGCAAAGAAAAAGCGAAGAAAGTCAAGGGTCAACGAAGCGGGTAACTACACTAAGCCAGCGCTTCGTAAAAGATTGTTTTACAGAATCAAACGTGGAAGCAAGGGAGGACCCCCAAATGTTTGGAGCGCTCGTAAGGCCCAGCTTCTCGCAAGAGCATATAAAAAAGCGGGCGGTGGTTACCGATAATGGCACTAAAAAAATCACAAAAAAGTTTAAAGAAATGGACCAAGCAAGATTGGGGTTACATTTCAAAAGGCGATAGCAAAAAACCAAGGCGTAAGCGTGGTCGTTATTTACCCGCTAGTGTACGCCGAGGTATGACAGCATCGCAAAAGGCTTACGAGAATCGTAGGAAACGCGCTGCAAATCGTAGGGGTAAGCAGCGTGCAAAATACAGCAAACGAACAGCAGCTAAAGTAAGGAGGGCAAGATAATGCCGGGACATTACGGATCTAAAATGAAGAAAAAAGGTAAGAAGAAGAAAAGAAAGATGGTCAAGATGAGGAAGCGCAAGTGATAAACGCACCACAAATGCGTGAGGTCATCACAGACACGTTGAATGCCTTGGGGTCAAAATACGCCGATCCCAAGGCTATTGACCTGATATACAACACTGGATTAGTTGAGTCTAAATACGTGTATATCAAGCAGATTAAAGGACCAGCTCGCGGGTTTTTTCAGATTGAACCATTTACTGCGATTGATATTTGTAATAATTATTTACAGTATCGTGAGTCGTTAATGAAGCAAGTTGCCTTAGTGTCTAAGCTAGATTGGAAATACTTTATCACGCCAGAAGAAAACGATTGGCAAGATATATTAACCAGCAACTTACACGCCCAGATCTGCATGGTCCGTATGCACTATCGCAGAGTCCCAAAGCCTTTACCACGTACTTTAGAAGATCAATCTGCGTACTGGAAAAACTTTTACAATACCCATAAAGGTAAAGGTACACCAGAACATTTTATGGAAATAGTTTCTAAGTATGGATGATGCAGCGCAAATAGATCATCTTATCGATGTAATGAAACAATTACAGCAACTAGAAAAGATGCTAGCTGCAACCAATGGTGAAGATTTAGTGTTACTATCTATGATTTTGGCACTTATAAAAGTAACCCAAATACCCAATGTCACCATTTTAAGTAATAATAAAGGAATGGCACAAGCATGAGCAGATACGAAGCATTTTGCAATACAACCACAGATTTACAAGCGATAGCAGATGTAGATGCGTTTGATCGTAAACGTGTACTACCTAGTGGTAATTGGGTAGCTAGCGGAACTACAAATTTATATTTACTAAATAACTCAGGTTTCGTAACTCAATTGTATATGGACGGAGCTGAACAAACTGTAGTAACCGACACACCAAACGCAGATAATGAATATAAGTATGACAGTGCTACTGATCAGCTGTCTTTCTTTTTGTCCAGTTCTAGTGTAGCAGATTTAGCTACAAAAAACTTTGAAGAGTCGCAAGATTTTAGCACTCTAAAGCAAGCAGTAGTCAATGAAAGCGCTAATTTTATTCGGTCCTACATTAACAGGCCAGTTTACAAAAGAAACAACTCAGATTTACAAGGCGCACATGCCAGACCCTATGACTTTATTTTAATTCGCATCAACGCAATTCTTGCCGTGGCTGATTTAATTCGTCGCGAAAATATGGAGAAAGCAGATGAGATTTATGCCAAAGCAATAAGTCCAGATGGAGATGGCCTACTTGATAGATTAAAGCGTGGTGATTTTGCCTTGTGGCACGAAACTACCAATCGGTCAGAAGATGGCATTGTGCAAGTGGTTAATTTGGATAATTCTAGCACCGGATTTCCAAGGGATATTAAAATGCATGGTCCACCCAATGTAGACTATGACGAAGTTCGTATTGTTATATCTACAGCTGGTACGTTTTCTCCGGGTACAGAAAGTCCAGTAAAGTACGATGTATTTGTAAAAGATGATACTGGACTAAGAATGTCTAAAGTTGTAGACGGTGAACAGATAAATGGATCTTATCAAAATTTAGCATATGGCGCACAAGTTGCTTTTCAGCCGGGAGTCTACACTCTTAACGATGAGTTTGCGGTTACATTTCAATCTTCTGATATTGCGATTGGAAGTGTGAAATCTGGCCAGATATATCGATAATGGCAATCACCTTTACCAACAATCTAAAAACAAATATTTTAGACCCACTACAGGCGCTACTACAAGCAGAGTTTACATTATCAGTAAACTACGACACAGAGTATGTGCAGCGTGGGACCAACTGGTTCAATCTCAAACCTATTAGTGATAACGTTTTAGAAGAGTTAGCGTCTAGTCATACAAGAGAGTATCAAGTATTGATTCAGTATTATCGGCTCGTGTCAGGACAATATAGAAAGGACACGCATATTGACACAGTTTCCAATGTAATCGAGCGATTAAAACGCTTAGTGCGTAACAATACATCGCATCAAACATTTTTTTTTAATGGTCGCATTGAGGATATTAATTATCAACCAGATCTTGGGGATCTGTCATCCGATGTACTATTAGTAGAAGCAAATTTTATAGCAAACGTTTTTGAGGTGGTATGAAAGTAAAAAAGAAAGACAAAGTTGGCATGATACCAAAGCATAGTAGCCATTCTGGATTAAGCAGAGAAGCTTGGTCCAAATTAAACGAAGGTAAGTCTGTATCGCTAGAATTCATCCCAGAAATGGCAGAACCGTATATTGAGGAAGTAAAAAAAGGTAAATAATTATGGCACAAAATCCCATCGCATATCAACCAAATGATTTTGGAGTAGGTATTGCTATTGAAGCAACTACTGGATCAGTAGTAACAAATACTACTCAACTTTTTACAGATAGCATAAGCATGCCATCTTTTGCGCCAGACCAAGATTTATCCGCAAAGTCAGGAATGTTTGTTGCTGATTTTGCTCATGTGCATTCATCACAAAAAAATACACCTACTGAAATCACGGTATCTGGTTTATTAAATGATACAGTGCTTGGGTTGTTAACTGGTATTTTTCATTCAGCTGCTAATTCAGATGTTATTACCGTTTCTGATTCATATACAGCACCTTTATTGTTTCACGGTCAAACTATTTCTGGTGCAGCAGCCAAAGCAACATTTACCGTAAAAATATTGGCTCCTCAAGTGCTAGATGATGGTGGTGCAAATCCAGCAAATAATAGCATTCATCTTACCGGATGTAGTATTACCGCTCTTTCCATTTCAGCCGATGCGGGATCTGATGGGGGTCGATTGAAATATTCACTAAGTCTAAAAACTGGATACGCTCCAGTATTTACAGGAGCAGCTGGATCCACAACACCGCCTGTAACAACAGGGTTTTATACGATACATGATTTGCCACATAGAACCATAGCTGGAGTAGTAGATCCAGTGATGCAAAGTTTTAATTTATCCATTGAAAATCCGGCAGACTATGTTGGATTTGACGGTGCAAATTCAAGACCATCTTCTATTAGCAGAAGTGTTCCAGAAGGACCAGTAATTACATTAGCAAGCACAGTAAAGTTAGATGTAAACACCAAAGGGTATTTGGCTAACTTTATGAACAACTCAGCACAAACTGCACTTATAAATCATGTATCTAAGGATTCTAGTCAAGACGCTGCATTAGATAGTACAACTGAATTTGGATTTCACTGCGACAAGGCCATCATAACCGGAATGAGCTTTAACGAACAAGCTGCAATGATGTACGACATTGAACAGAAGCTTTTATTCGGTACATTCAAAATAAGAAACACATGACATTAAAAACCGATCACGGCACATTTGAGATCCGTGATCTTACCTTTAAAGATCGGCGTAAACTGCATCGCTTAGAGCTTTCTGCGCTTGATATGCAAACCAATGAAATGATTACAGATAAATTCTACGATATGTTAGAATGGATCATGTCATTTGCATTTAGAACCCCAGAGCAAACTTTTAAGGACATGGATGACACAACCGTGGATGAAATCCTTATAGCTGCTTACAATCAATACAAGGCTGGCGTTTCTAAAAAAAAGACCTAATGCACCGCATTGGCTTGTGGATGAGTTTTAAAAAAACACAGCCAAACGATCTTACCTTTCCTTATTACGCATATAGTCCAACACTTGGACATGAGGTAGAGTACGATGAAAAAGAACTGTGGTGCGAGATAGATCGTATATTAGAAGAAGATCCAGAGCATAAGTTCACCATTGGTCAGCAATGCTATTTTAACTTGATACATTGCTCAAATTCTGCGTATTTCTTAACAGACGAAGTCATATTCGCCTTAGAAGAATACATGGCAATGAAGCGCTTTAAAATACCGTTAGCACCAGACATAGATAGCGCTCCATATGAGAGATTAGTCATCTTTTCAAGTATAGATGATGAGTATAATGCAGCGAGTAAGTTAGATGTCTAAATTTATAATAGAAGTCCGCACCAGAGGTTTTGGTAAAGCAGAACAAGAATTAAAACAAGCAAGTAGCCAAACACGCAAATTTGCACGTAACGCTAACAATGCAAAAGATGCTGGAGCTGTATTTAGAAAAGAAGTAAGTCAGCTTCGTAATAATATGCTTTTGTACACTTTTGCGATTGGTGGTGCTATTGCGGGTATGGGTCGCTTTGTTATGGCTGCATCCGATGCGCGTGAACAGGCTAGTAAGTTTCGCGTTGTATTTGGTGAATTTGCGCCAGAAGCAGATGCGTTTGCACAAAGTATCACTGATTCATTTGGTATCGCTAAATCGGAAATTATTACGCTTCTTGCACGCTTACAGGACACGTTTGTACCACTAGGATTTAGTAGAGAGCAAGCAACAGAATTATCCAAATCTATAGCACAGCTTTCTATGGATGTTGGCTCTTTTAACAACGTTGCTACTGGTGATGTAGCTGCACGTTTTACCAGTGCCATTATTGGTAACCACGAAGCAGTAAGAGAATTAGGTATAAATCTTACAGAAGCTAGCTTGAAACAAGAAGCGCAGACGTTAGGTCTTATTAAAGCTGGCGAGCAGATGGGACAAACGGAAAAAATATTATCAAGAATTAACACCCTATTTAAAAACACTACAGATGCACAAGGTGATGCAATTCGTACCCAAGATGAATTTGCCGCACAATTACGTGCTGTATCTGGTCGTTTTACAACGTTAACAGAAAATATTGGTGAAGCATTATTACCTACAGCTGAGTTTGGATTAAAGTTAGCAAATATATTTACAGATGGTGATCGAGCTGCAATTGTAATAGGCGGAATAACCGTTGCTTTAGTTAATTACAATAAAGCATCTTTGATTGCAGCTGCAAATACACTTCGCTTTAATCAAGCTCTAAGTGGAAACGCTTTTATAGCAACCGGAACAGCCTTTCTTATTGCGATTGATTTAGCTATGGATAAAATTGAAGAGTTTGGCAAAAACTCTGTTCAAGCTGGAATTGATGTGGAAGAATTAAAAAACCCGGTGCAAAGTCTTATTGAAGCAAATGTATCGCTTACTGGTGGATTAGAAGAACAAGCTAAAGCGGAAAAAGCATTACAAGAAGCTAGGCAGAAATCTATTGAGTCTACGGAGCAAAGTGAAACTGCCTTACGAGTGCGTTTAGCAGTAATGCAAGAAAGCACTGAATTAATGAAGTTTGCAGCACAAAGAGAAGCTGAAGGACGTAACGAGATTACCGCAACTGAGTTTGCACTTCTAACACAAATAGATGCGCTAATAGCAAAAAATAAAGCAAGTAAAGAAGCAATAGCACTTGCAAAAGAACAGGCAGATATTGATGCCGCAGCTGGTGAAAAGCAAATGCAATTACAGGATAGTTTAGCAAAAGTGCAATTGGAAAGCACAAGATTGCAATTAGAAGCAGATGGAGCCAGTGAAAAACAGATAAATAGGTTGAAAATTTTTGAAGGTGCGTTACAAGACATTGCAAGTACAACAGGAGATGGAGCTGGTGCTTTTGGTCAGCTAGCAATGTTTATTGATAAAAACACTGAAGCTTTGTCAATGGCTGATTTAAATATACAAAACACAGATGTAACTCAAAGAGAATACATTCAAACCGTTATAGACAATGCTAATGCTCAAGTTCTTTTAGCAGAAAAGACAAATGAAGCATCTAAGTCTATTGAGTTTAATGCTAATACGGCCGCAGCTGCTATAAATAGTATGACTGGTGCTATAAGAATATTAAAATCAGAATCTGAAGATCCTAAGCAACAATTAAAATCACTCATACAAACCTTAGCTAGCTTTGCGGGCGTTTTTGGACCACAAGGAGCCGCTGTCGGAGCTGGAGTAAGTTTATTAGCAGAACTTGCTATTGGCCACACTGGTGGATTAATACGTAATAACGGTATACAAAGATTTGCTACTGGTGGTATGGTCCGAGGCCAAGATAATGTACCAATAATGGCGCAAGCTGGCGAATTTATTATGCGTAGAGATGCGGTGCAAAACATCGGAGTTGAAAACCTGGCACAAATGAACAGGACCGGATCTGCTGGTGGTGTAACCATCAATATACAAGGTAATATGATTGGTAATGATGAGTTTGTACGCGATAACCTTGTACCACAACTCAAGCAAATCACTAGTCAAGACTTAGCATAATGGCATTAACTAACGCGCCAAAAACTCCAAATGTAAATGAGAATTGGTTGTTTCAGTTTACAGCTGATAATGACACTTGTTTAGAGTTTGATGGCAGTAATGATTTTGTTGATATTGGTAATGCATTGGCAAACATATCACCAATTGTAAATTTTACTGTAGAGTTTTGGATCAAACCAGATAGTGTATCAAGTGTAGATTTTCCACTAGTTTTAAAAAGTGGTGGATCAGAGGATGAAGAAGATAACGACAGTTTTAATGTAAAATTAGTAAATGACGATATTTTTATTCAATATGAGTTTGGGTCAGCTGCACAAAACGTAGCATTTACAACTGGTGATTTTTCAGTTGCTGCAAATACATGGCAACATATAGCAGTGGTAAGAAGCGCAGATACCGATGACGTTCGTATCTATAAAAATGGTGCATTAGTAGAAACAGAATCAAGCGTATTAAGTGATAATGATCCCACTGGTGCAGATAGTGCAGAACAAAAATTATATCTTGGTAGAAATTTTGCAAATTCAAAATTTTATGATGGAGAGATGGCGCATGTTCGTATTTGGAATGTGGCTAGAAATGCAACACAAATAGAACGTAATTATTTACGTAGTGTTGATAATACCGCGACAGGACTTGTAGGATATTGGAAACTCAATGAAGGTACTGGGACGACGGTTTTAGACTCTAGCACCAATTCAAACAGTGGCACTATAAATGGTGCTACGTTTACAACTGGGTTTGATCAATTTATACATTCATTTGGTTTAGCTTTCAGGCATACTTCAGTTAGTTCTGAAACGTACTACGGAACCGTTTTAAATAAAAATATTAGTATACGCGAGAATTTGGACATTGTAAAAGGCACAGCAAGCACAGGAAATATAAGTGTTACAGCTGCAAACTTTACGTTTGAAGGTGTTAATTTTTATAAGCATCTTTTTAATTATGGCGAAAAGAACTATCACAATAAAGAGGTCCGCGTATTTGCACAGTTTAACGGAGCTACTTCATTAAGCAACTGTCAAAGAATATTTACTGGTAGGTTAGCTAGTGTTAAATTAAATGATCAAGGTCATGTGACAATGCAAATCAATACACATAGGCCATATGATAATATCACCTTTCCGCAAGACCAAGATGAAGTAAGTAAAATTTATGTACCGACCGTGTATGGAAGTTATACCCCAAATGAAAGCACAGTGGGAACACCAGCGGATTGTGGATTTACTTTGTATCCAGTACCAGTAATTGACACCAATGAAGCTAATATTGTAACGCTCATGCCAAGATCGTATTCGGCTGGCAGCAATGCTCATATTAATTATCATTTAGATAATCTAAAATTTTTACCAGCATCAAATGGATCAGATAATTCTGAAACAGATGCTACAATTTCTCGCGGTGGTAATAACGTGTTAATTACACCAGTATCCAATACATATATTGGTCGAGTACCAGCAACAGAAAACGATCCTACCACATCCAATCAAACTTTTACAGATGCATTTAAAGCGTTTGATCAGGATAGCACAACTGGTGCTAGCTGCGCGTTTAATAATACCTCTTCTTCTGCTACCCTTGGATTTAGTGGCTCTGTAGCTCCATTTTATGCAACTATTTTAAAAAAAATTATTGTTACTTTTAACTATTCAATACAAGGTGGAAGCGTTGATGTAACATTAAATTCAGATGCCTTTAATTCTCCCTTTCAAGATTTAAATGTAAGCACTGGTAACGCATTTTCTTCAGTAACTCTTACAGCAAATGTAGCAACAAATATAGGTTCTATATTTAGCACGTCTAACTTTGCATTAACTTTTCAGCCAAGTTCTGGTCAATCTAACGCTGGTACAATAAACGTTACTTCAGTTATAGCAGAAGTACGAATTACAATTTTTGGTCAAAGTGGAAGCAATACAGACGGTGACCGAGCAGATGCTAAGACCCTTGGAGAGACAAAATATTTTTATTCTGGCGGTGCTGGTCTTACTGCTTTATGGGATAGTAGTGCAATATTGCATGGCCATGACATTCATAGAGATTTGCTTATGAGATTTGCTGGTATATCTTCTACAGAACCAACTGGATATTCTGGCTTAAACGCAGATCGATTTCAAAACGAATGGAAAGCACGTTATTGGCAACTTGAACCAACATCATTAAAAGATAATTTAGATAAATTAGCTTATGAGTTTAGTTTTAATTACAAAATAGATGCAGCTGGCAATCTTAAATATATTAATGTGTTGCAAACTGGTGAGTATAATACATTAAGAAACGCTGGTAGTATATTAAATCTTACTAAGAATGATTTAGCCAATATTACAATAGGCACAACTCCACTTAACGAAGTCGTGTCAAAGATGAAAATAAATACTGAATTAAGTCCAGCAGAAAAAAAATATTTAGTAAGCAAAACAATTACAAATACCACATCGTTAGCAAAATACAATCATGGCGAAAAAGAAGGTTTTCAAGAAATAAATTTGGATTATAACGTAGGTACACCAGCTACAAATTCAAATCCAAATAATAATTTTTATGCATATCAAAATAATTTAATCGGTGAAGTTAGGACCGTAATTAGTTGCGACATTGTGAATTGCGCTAAAGGGTATCAACTTGAAACAGGCGATGTCATTACATTTACAGATATGCCAGTAGATTTATTTGGTGAAACATTTAGCACCAG